CGCCGACATGAGGCGTGGCATCGAGGACGAGCCGATGGCGCGGTCGCTGTACGAACTGGCAACCGATCGACTCGTGAGCGTTCCGGGGTTTGTGCTGCATCCCGAGATCGAGCGGTGCGGCGCGTCCCCCGATGGTCGCGACGGCGCGCTACTTGTCGAGATCAAGTGCCCTCGCCCGGCCGGGCATATCGCCACGCTGCGATCCGGCAAAGCGCCTGCCGACTACCTGCCGCAGATGGTTTTGCAGATGGCATGCACTGGCGCGCAGGCGGTTGATTTTGTCTCGTACTGCTCTGCGATGCCGGACAAGGCTCGGTTGTGCATCGTGCGAATCGAGCGTGACGACAAGGTCGTCGAGGAAATGGAAGACAAGGTGCGCGCGTTCCTGGCGGACGTTGACGCGGCAGTCAAACAGGTTTTGAGCTACTCACACAAGGAAGCAGCGTAATGGCATACGAACACAGAGAAGGCAGCGGATCGCTGTTCACGAATCACAAGAAAGAGGAAGGCTCGTCGCAGCCCGATTATCGCGGCGATGCGATGGTCGGCGGTGTCCTGGTGGAGATCGCCGGGTGGAAGAAGCAGGGGAACGGCGGGACGTTCCTGTCGCTGAACATCAAGCCGAAGCAGGATGTGCAGAAGGGGCCGGAGCAGCGCGCGAAGCCGGCGACGCTGGACGACTTGGACGAGTCATTGCCGTTCTGACGATCAACGGAGGAAGAATACCTAGAAAACCGTTAAGCCCGTAGGCGGGAGATGCCGAGTTTCTAGGATGTCGCGGTAGGCGGCGACCCTCCACCCCACAGGAGCAGCTATGGAAGAGCAGAGCGATACGCCGAGGACGGATGCGGCGGTGAAATATGGGATTGTTGACGTAGGCGATAAATGGACCGGCACAAATCCGCTTGGCATGGATGTCGTAGACGTCGAAACCTCACGCGACCTCGAACGCGAACTCGCCACCGCAACGCGCGAGCGCGACGAGGCGCGGGTATCCGTTGACACCCTGCGCGCAGCCATCAAGACGGCAGAAGCTGCGCTCGCGGACATCGGAGACTCTGACCACGAGCCGAGCGACGATCTGGCGTGGTGCGAACGACGAGCGCAGCAGGCGTTGCCTGTCGTCCGGTTTGCCCTCGCCGCCACGGAGCCGAAGCCATGAGCATCGACGAGGTGATGAAGATTGCCGCCGTGTTCGGCCCTGACTCTCTCCGCGCCGCAATCGAACAGCACATCGCGGAGGAGATCGCGAGGGAGCGGGAGGAACTTCTCGACCTAGTGGACAGCTACGCCAAGGACAACGCCGATTTGAAAGACGCCGTCCGCGCCCGCGCGGAGAAGGAGACGACATGACGGATCGCGAAATGTTGGAACTGGCGGCCCGGGCTGCGGGCATAAAGGGCAAAGTGATAAATGCGGAAGGTCTCGGCGCATGGATTCCGATGCCCGGGGCATCTTCGGCAGTCTGGAACCCCCTCGACGACGACGGCGACGCGCTGCGGCTGGCGGTGAAATTGGGACTGCACATTACCCAATACCCGATCTATGACGAGCCAAAGCACTCTGCCATTGCCAAGAAAAGCGCGCGTCTGCTCGACGACACGTGCGTCGATACGTGCGTTGGCATCGAGGTATACGACTCCGACCCCTACGCCGCCACCCGCCGAGCAATCACCCGCGCCGCTGCGGAGATCGGGCGGCAGATGGAGGAGGCGAGCAATGATTGACCTCGACGAACTGGAAAGACTCGTTGCGCAGATGGCGCCGGGTACGTGGGTTGCGCCGCGCGTCGATGTCTCGACTCCTGCGCAAGGTACGCCTGCCCCGTATGCCCTGTGCATAACAGGGCAAGGGCCGCGCATGTTCACGGTCGACCGATGCAGGTATATGCACGCCGACGACGCGGCTGGGATCGCCGCCCTCCGCAACGCCGCCGCAGAGCTGATCCGCGATGCGCGGAAGTGGCGGGAACACGAGGCATTGATGAGGCGCGTTATCCGCATCGAGGAGAGAATGTGAACATGATCGTGTTCATCTTGATAATTCAGTTTGTTTCGAATCGAAATGATGCCCCGACCGTGGTTATCGACAACATCTATTCCCAGTGGGAGTGTTTGCGAGTGATGGAGCATATCAAGTCGACGCAGCCCGTAAAGATGGCCACCTGCCTCGAAGTGAGGAAAGCCCGATGAGCGAACTTCGCGAAGCAGCGAAAGAAGCACTGCGCTGGATGGAACATGCGCGCCTGCATCTGACCATCAAAGAGCGGATGCACCCCGACGGATTAAGCCTGTACGACAGTGCGGCCGAAGCCCTCCGAGCCGCCCTCGCGCAGCCGGAGGCAGAGGCGCCCCGCGACGAATGGCGGCCGGCGAGTGAGCCGCCGGAGGATGGGCGGCGAGTGCTGATATGGGTCGCCAAGTCCGGCGGAGAGACCTTCCGGCCCGCGTATTGCCCAGCCGGCGGGTGGACATCTGTTTTCGATGGAGAAACGCTTGTCGCATGGCGCGACGTGACGCCTCCGACGGAGGGCGCGAAATGAAAGAGCTGCCAATCCGCTTTTCTGGCCCCATGGTGCGCGCGATCCTCGACGGGTCGAAGACGCAGACGCGGCGGGTGGTGAAGCCGCAGCCTGAGTGGGTAAACGAAAACGCCGGCTGCGGCATTGCAACAGGTGGCGGGATCATGCCGTCGCCGCGCAGCGATTGGTTGCACTGGCGCGGAAGTCGACTTTTGCGACCCGAGCCACGCTGCCCCTACGGCCAGACCGGCGACCGCATCACGGTTGATCGTCACCCTGACATCCTGCTGGAGATCACCGACGTGCGCGTCGAGAAGTTGCAGGACATCAGCGAGGACGATGCACTGGGCGAGGGAATCGAGCGAGCCACGGATTTTCCGGGCTGGTACAGAGGGCCGCTGGATGGCGACTCCGATGGACTGGCCGAAGCAGGCCGCCACTTCAAGATCCCCACTGCCTTTGCAAAATTGGCTTTCCGCGCGCTGTGGGAGTCGATCAACGGCCCCGACTCGTGGGCCGCGAACCCGTGGGTTTGGGTCATCGAGTTCCGGAGGATCGAGCCATGAGCGAAGACCGCCCGCAATACCAGCGCGCCCCGGTCCCGACGAATGCGGAGATCGCGGAGAGGCTGCGCGATGTGTGCGCTCAGATGCTGGTGCTTAGCATCGACATGCAGTACGTCGGAGGCTTCGGAGAGACTGCGAAGAAAGGCGACGCGCTCGCCCTTTTCGCGCGGCACCTGTTCGTGTGGGTGCACGAGATCGAGGAGGCGCAGGGATGAGCAAGCACACGCCGGGGCCGTGGAAGTACCTCGAATGGGGTGCGCGAATCGTGTCGAGCGACATAGGGTCCGCACAAGTATTGATTGCTACCGTAGCCATCAACACGCGCCGCGATGAAGGTCGCCACAACGCGAGCGTCCTAGCCGCCGCTCCCGACCTGCTCGCAATGCTGGTCGAAGCGCACGACATCATCGACGCCATCGGGCAACCGGAGACGGCCGAGGTCGCCGCGCGGATGCGGGCGACGATCGCGAAGGCGAGGGGTGACGAATGAGCCTCCCCTACGACACCGCCCGATGCGCGGGGCATATCGACACGAGCCCGACACATGGCGAAATCATGCGGCACGAGTGTATCAACTGCCTGCGCCGCACTTCGCCCGGCCGCGATCAATGGCAATCGCATATCGCGCCGCACGATGGCGATGGGCCGTGCCCGATGAGGATCGGGCCGAGGGATGTTCCCGAAACGGATTTCGGGAACATGGGAGTAGGGGAATGACCCTCACGAAACGCGAACTCGCCGAACTCACCGGGCACCGACCTGCAACGCGGGTTTATGGCCGTGATTCGCGGCATTGCGCAACCCACCACTTTTTGAGGCAGCCATGACCACTTGGGCCGACGAGTACGTGACGATGCTGGACGACTGTGAGAAACGCGAGGAACGGCTGACAGATTGGGAACGCGGCTTTGTGGACTCGCTGCGCAGCCAGATCGAAGCGGGACGCTGGCCCAGCCCAAAGCAGATTTCGGCTTTGGATTCCATGTGGGAGCGTGCCACGGCGCGTGGATAGTGATGGCTAACGACAGAGTGGAGGGGCGCGACGCAGCTTCATCGCGGCGCGTCCCTTCGCACGACTGGTTGTGCGGCAACGGTAACTACAACGAGAGGACTGACAAATGAGCATGTGCATCTACCACGGCAACTGTGCAGACGGCTTCGGGGCTGCGTGGGTTGTTCGAAAGGCGCTGGGCGAGATTGATTTCCACCCCGGCAAGTACCAAGAGCCGCCTCCAGACGTGACGGGCAAGGACGTTGTGATGGTGGATTTCAGCTACAAGCGCCCGGTGCTGCTGGAAATGGCCGAGAAGGCGAACAGCATCCTGATTCTGGACCACCACAAGACGGCAGCGGAAGACCTGCTTGACCTGCCGGCCAACGTGACGGCCAAGTTCGACATTGGGCACAGCGGAGCGATGCTGACGTGGGAGCACTTCTTTCCCGGCGAAACCCCTCCGCCGCTCCTGCTGCACATTGAGGACCGCGATCTGTGGCGCTTTGCGCTCCAGAACACCCGCCAGATACAGGCGAACGTCTTTTCGTTCCCGTATGACTTTCAGGTGTGGGACACGTTGATGGCTGCTGCGCCGGCCACCTTGGCGGCAGAAGGCGAAGCGATCGAGCGCAAGCACTTCAAGGACATCCGGGAATTGCTCGGCGTGACGACGCGTGAAATGGTGATTGGCGGGCACCGCGTTCCGGTGGCAAACCTGCCCTACACCATGAGCAGTGACGCCGGGCACGAAATGGCGAAGGGGAAACCGTTCGCGGCCTGCTATTGGGACACGCCGAAGGGGCGCGTTTTCAGCCTGCGTTCGAGTGACGACGGCGCGGACGTTTCCGAAGTGGCGAAGCAATACGGGGGTGGAGGGCACCGCAATGCTTCCGGCTTCACGGTCAGCTTCGCCCAGGCGCAGGCGTTCGAGGTTTTGACGCACAACGCATAGCTAAGGGGCGCGACGTGTTAGGCCCCAACGTGACCAACTAGGAGAACCAATGAGCTACGAAATGATTGACCGCTACCTGCGCAACAACCTTGGTGACGACGACTACGCCGAATACTCGGCCGCGTTGGATGCACTGGCCGGAGTGAGCCAGCCGCCGACGGAGGGCAAGGCCCTCGCGCAGCCGGAGGCAGAGGCTGGCGTTTCTTGGGATGGCCACAATGTGCGAGGCGACGCCGACAGCATTGCCGAAGTGCGCCGGCTAATCGAGTTCGAAGATGCGCGGCAAGGAACTAAGCCGGCAACGGAGGATTGATCATGCCCCTCCCCGATTGGATCACCGTTATCTGCATCTTCATCATCATGCTGATCATTGCAATCTACGACTAGGAGTTGATCATGTCCCGCCATCTTGTCACGTTCTTCGCCATCTCTCTTCTCATCACCTTCCTCTTTCTCGGTTATTATCAGTTCAAAACTTCGTCCAGCCTGGTCGACATCGCCGATTCCATCCTGCATGCGGGCGTTGTCCTTCTCCTCTGGAATTATCTCATGTCCAGGACTTGACAACCATCGCGACATTTGCGACAATTCAAATCCGCACCAACCAATCGACAGGAGTCTCTCATGCCGAGCATCACGTACACAGTCACCGAAGAAGTCAGCGAGGACTTTCTCGCTGCAATTCCGGATCGTGCGCAGTTCGCTTTCGAAGCACTCATCGCCCCGTATCTGATAGAGTCCCAGTCCGAGGGCATTGTCAGCTGCCAGATGACTTTCTCCGACGTGCCTGACACAATCTACGACTTTGACGAACTTCGCGCTATCTACGATCCGATCGACGAGGAAGACTCCGATGAGTGACATCGCCGCAAAGGTTATCGACCTCCGCCAGCGTGCAGCCCGCGGTGAAGAGGTCACTCTCGAAGAACTGCGCGAAGCCGTCCAGCATATTCGCGTCAACCGCACTGCAGTTCAGCTCGCCGCCACTGCCAAGAAGCAAGCCAAGACTCCGCTCTCGGACGAAGGCGTTCTGGACCTGTTCAAATGAGCGCCCGCCCAGTGGAATTCCCCCGCGCCTGGGACTCGACGATCCACTCCGCTTGGAAGGGTTGCAAACACAAGTGGTGGAGAAAGCACGTGCTCGGGCTCAAATCCAAAGGCAGCTCGATCCACCTCCACGCTGGCGGGGCGTTCGCCTACGGGGTCGAAACCGTGCGCAAGGCCTACTACGCTAAGGGCTTTAACGCCGAGGACTCCGTTGCGCTCGGCATCGACGCACTGGCCCGCAAGTGGGGTCTCGATCCTCTCGTCACGGACGATCACAACAAATCCCTGCCGAACATGCAGTACGCCCTGATCAAGTACTTCGACCACCATCAGCTCGGCGTCGATCGCTTGATCCCCCACCAACTCTCCACCGGCCCGGCAATTGAAGTAAACTTCGCCTTTCCGCTCTCGATCAATCACCCTGATACGGGCGAGCCAATCCTTTACTGCGGCCGCTTCGACATGCTGGCAAATGACTCCGGCCTGCTCTGGGTTGTTGACGAGAAAACCACGGGGCAGCTTGGCGCGACCTGGTCCTCTAAATGGGAGCTCCGCGCGCAGTTCATTGGCTATGCGCTCGGCGCCCAAATGTATGGGGTCAAGGTCGCTGGGGCGATTGTGCGCGGCATTGCCCTGTATAAGAACGACGTCGGCTTTGCCGAGGCGATTCTCCAGCGTCCGCAGTGGATGATCGACGAATGGATCGAGACGCTTTACTCCGACATCAACGACGCGATCAACTACTGGAAGCTGCAGAAATTCCCCAAGGTTTTCGACGATACGTGCAACGCCTACGGGGGTTGCCCCTTCCACCGTCTGTGTACCACTCCCAACCCTGAACCTTTCATCGAGGCGTATTATGAAATTGATCACTGGAATCCGCTGGACTTCGGCAAGGGAGATGCGGATTAAATTGTACAATTAACCGGGGATGAAATGCTCAATTCACTCTACGTCGGCTCTCGACTTCTCTGCCGCAGGCCGCCAACGACGCATTCAGCATATTCAACTCCTAAATCCATCGCGTATTTTTGCACGTTGTGCGGAGAAATCTGGGCAAGGGAACTTAACCCTGCAGCTCGTGGTGAGTGGGTAGCATCGGCTACAATCTGCATTCGCCATTCTCACATTTATGCAGGATCTTTCATGTTTCCTTCATACGATACCTATGAAGCATTCGACAAGCACAACTGGCGCCGCTTCCCAAAGGAACTCTTGATCTATGAACTCTCCATCTACAACCCAGCCGCTACGCTCGCCACTCCCAGGCCTTAAGCAAATGCTCATGGGGCCGATCGGCACGGCCAAGACTAGCTCGATCCGCACCTGGATTGCGGCTGGCATCGAGGTCCGCGGCCTCTTCACCGAGCCCTCGTTCGAAGTTGTCGGCGACCTCAAGTGCGAAGACGGCTTCCACTACCACTACATTCCCCCGGCTGCACCCGGCTGGGACTCGATGCTCGACTCGGCCAAGAAGATCAACACGCTCAACATGAAAGGTCTTGCCGGTCTCGACGACATGGACAAGAGGAAGTACAGCGGCTTCATGGACTTGATCCGCGCGTGCAACCTCTACACCTGCCATCGCTGCAAGAAGGAGTTCGGCGACGTTGCGGACTGGTCCACCGGCACGGTCCTCTTCGTTGATTCATTAACTGGCATTAGCGAGATGGCCATGAACCTGACCGTCGGCGCCAAGCCGGTCAAGGACAAGGGCGACTGGCAGATCGCGATGGATCAGATCAAGCGCTTCGTCAACCAGATCGCTACGGTCCCGCGCTGCCACGTTGTGCTGACGGGCCACGTCGAGATCGAGTTGGACGAAGTTGCCCAGCGGCCCAAGATCATGGTCTCCACCCTGGGCAAGAAGCTCGCCCCTGTTCTTCCGATCTACTTCTCCGACGTGGTCCTCGCCATGCGCGAGTCGGGCAAATTCTACTGGGCGACTGAGCTGGCCGGCGCCGAGCTCAAGCCGCGCAACTTTCCCTTTTCTGGCAAGCTCCCCGCCGACATCGGACCGGCAATCGCCGTCTGGAAGTCGCGTGGTGGCCTCATCGAGGAGAATTAAAATGGCATCCTTTCTCACCGCAGCAGCGCACAACGTCGTCAGCTCGGGTATGACCAAATATCTTCTTCCGGGAGCGATCGCATATACCATCACGTTCACCGATACCAGCGGCGGTTTGGCCGAGTTCACCCTTTACTCCCCCGCCGCAGATCAGATCATTCCTCAACTCGAAGACCTTTTCCAATCACAGGAGGAACTGCGCAAGAAAACCATCGACTGCTCATCCGATTCCATCAAGTACTAATCCGCAATTCCAATCCAACTCTGGAGCAATTCCATGTTCAACGAAGAAAGCTTTCTGTCCGCCTCCGTCGAGACCTCGTTCGATACCCGTCGCCTGCCGATCCCTGCCGGTGAGTACACCGCCGTCATCAAGGACATCAAGCCGCGCATCAATGTGCAGGGCAAGAAGGATCCCTCGATGTTCTATTCGTTCCTCGATTACGAACTCGAGATCCAGCTCACGCCCGACGCACAGCAGCAAATGGCGACGGACCAGACCACGATCAAGCGCTCGTACAGCGTGTCGATCGAGTTCGACGACTCCGGCACGAAGCTCGCCAACGGCAAGGGCAAGAACGTGCCGCTCGGCAAGTTCCGTGAGGCGCTTCGTCAGAACGACAATGGCAAGCCGTGGTCCCCGCGCGATCCGATCGGGAAGATGATCACTGCCAAGGTCACCCACCGCCTCAATCAAGAGGGTGATCCGGTCGATCAGATCGACGCCGTTGTTGCACTGTAATCTGCTGTAACCTGAGCGGGGCAGGCATTGCGCTTGTCCCGCTCTTCAACTGGAGCTGCCCCATGACCACCGAGTATATCCCGATCGATCAGATCGTCATTAGCCAGGACCGCCAGCGCAAACACTTCGATGAGATCGAGCTGAGCGAACTCGCCAATGACATCCTGGCCAATGGCCTCTACCACCCGCCAGTCGTGCGCGTCGAGGGCGCCATGATGATTCTCGTCGCAGGCGAGCGCCGCCTTCGCGCGCTGAAATCCCTCGCGTTCCTCGAACAGAACTACCTCTACAACGACCGAGTCGTGCCAGCCGGCTTCGTACCCGTGAACAACATCGGCGTTGTCTCGCACGACGTCGCGACCGAGATCGAACTCCACGAAAACATCAAGCGGCAAGACATCACCTGGCAAGAGCGCGTCGATGCTGAGTCGCGCTTGATTGAACTCCGCCGCGACCAAGCCATGCGCGACGGCAAGCCCGCTCCGTCCCTCGCTTCGATCGCAGCCGAAGCCAACACCTACCCCAATCCTCTCCGCGAATCGGAGATCATCGCCAAGCATCTCGACAATCCGACCGTGGCCAAAGCCGCGGATAAGAAAGCTGCCATGAAAGCTGTCGAGCGCATCCGGCAAGAAACCTACAATCGCAACATGGCAAAGGAGCTGAATCAATCCAAGCCCGAGTCCCGGCATACATTCATCCAGGGCGATGCGATGATCGAGCTCGGCTCTATTCCCTCGGAAACCTTCGATTGTATTCTCACCGACCCGCCCTACTTCGTCGGGGCAGACACAATGGGCGCGCAAGCTAATGCGAATGGCCGCGACTACGACGACTCCCCGGGTCAGTTCACCGACTTCATGCTGACCCTCGCGGAGGAAACCTACCGTCTCGCCAAGCCCGACGCGCACGGCTATATTTTCTGCTCGATCGAACGCTTCTGGGAACTCTCGGCAATCTTCGAATCGGTCGGCTGGGACGTGTGGCCGCGCCCTTTAATCTGGCACAAGGGCAATCTTGGCGCAGCTCCTCGGCCCGACTACGGCCCGCGCTACACCTACGAAGCAATCCTCTACATCATGAAAGGAGACCGGCGTGTTAACGATTTGCGAACTGATGTCCTTACATATCCTGGTGTCATGTCTCGTCTCCACCCCGACGAAAAACCTGTTGGATTGTACGAAGATCTCCTACGCCGTAGTTGCAACGTCGGGGACACAGTGCTCGATCCGTGCGGAGGTTCGGGTACCACTTTCGCCGCTGCTAACCGTCTCACCCTCACCGCGACAGTGATTGAACAGAGTGAGCTGTACTCCGGTATTGCTCTGCAACGTATCAATTCTCAGGAGTAATCATGGACAACCGAGCTTTCTCTATCGTCTTCGATGAATGCGTGCAGGAACTTCGCGCCCTCGGCCGTTTGAAAGGCGGCGAGTATTCCCAAGACGGCGATCGCCTTTCCAATTTCAAGCAGAACGGCGAGCGCTTCGGCATTCACCCGCTGCAAACCTGGGCCATCTATGTCGCCAAGCATCAGGACGCCATCGACACCTTCATCCGCGATGTTGTCGCTGGTAAGACGCGCGACCGAGCCGAGTCAATTGAGTCCCGCGCACTGGACATCGCGCTCTACATGATTCTGTTCGTCGCGCTCAACCGCGAACTGAACGGTCAGGGCGACGACACCTCCGCGGAGATTCGTCATCTGATCTGGGAAGACGAGCACAAGCAATCATGATCTATCTCGCCTCGCCGTACCACCATCCCGATCCGCAGGTCAGGGCTCAACGCCTGGCTCAAGCGGAAGACGCCATGCACCAGCTGTTTCCGCACAGAGTTTTTTCACCAATAGCGCATAACGGGCATTCCAGCGAGCGCTTTGGGGCACAGACTCCCAGCAATTATCTCCTGTTCGATTTTGAGATTCTATCCAAGTGCACAGCCCTTTGCGTACTGGAGATCCCAGGCTGGAATACTTCACGCGGAGTTCTCATGGAGGTTGGCTACGCTATAGCTAACAACATAGAGCTGCGAATAGCGCGCAGGCTTAAGTCTACGTGGGCCTGGCGCGCGATTACAGTACCCGAGCTTCTCGATCTGATCTACAAGGAGTAACTTCATGTCTTGCCGATCCTCCGGTCCCGCCGACGCCAAGGTCATGATTGTCGGAGACTTCCCCTCCGAAGAAGACATGAAGACCGGCGTGCCGTTCTCTGGTCAGTCCGGCCTCGAACTCGATCGCATGTTGCACGAGGCCGGATTGACTCGTTCCGAATGCTTCCTGACCAACGTCATCCGCGAACGCCCTTACCGCGGCGACATCCGCGCTTGGATTCCCGAAACCAAGAAAGATATCCAGCCGGGCTACGTCCCATACCTCAGCAAAACCGTTCACCCTATCATCAAACAGGGAATCGAACTCACGCTCAAGGAGATCAACCTTGTCCAACCCAACGTCATTGTCGCTCTCGGATCTGTCCCCCTTTGGGCCCTCTGTCAGCTTGACGGAATCACTGCCTGGCGGGGATCGCTTCTTACAATACAAGACAGCAGTGATCGAACAGTCAAAGTTATCCCCTCTCATCACCCTTCAAGCGTACTTCGAAACTGGTCCCAGCGAAACACTGCTGTTCACGATCTGCGCCGAGTTCGACGCGAAAAAGATTTTGCTGAACGACATCGAACTGAGTACTCCTTACTTATCCGACCAGCTTTTTGGGAGGCCCAGCTTTTCCTGGAAGACCTGGGGAAGAGGCTGGATCGAACTCCCGAAGGTCTGTTTGTTTCTTGCGACATCGAAACAAGGGGTCGTCGACACATTGCGTGTGTGGGCTTGGCGATCTCCAGATTCGAAGCCATCTCCATACCCCTCATGGCAATCGGCGCAGACCAAGGATACTGGACCCTCGACGAAGAAGTAGCGCTGCTGGCGCAGCTGCAATACATCCTCACTCATCCCAATGCTCGCATCATCGGGCAGAATTTTTCCTACGACGCGCAGTACTTTGCGAAAGAGTTTGGCTGGCGGATCGACGCTGCGCACGACACACTCACCGCACAGCAAACCCTATTCCCCGGCACGCCCAAGGACCTGGGCTACCTCTCCTCGCTTTACTGCGTCGATCACGTTTACTGGAAGAACGAGGGTAAAGAATGGGATTTGAATTCCGGGAATGAGAACTGGGAATACAACGCCAAGGACGCCTGTCGCACATACGAAATCGCTATGGCGCAGATCCCAGTCGTTGAACGCTCCGGCCTGCAAACTCAGTTCGCTTTCCAGATGAAGCTGCAAAAGCACACGCTGACGATGATGCTCCGCGGGCTCAACTACGACATCAAGAAGACGCCCGAGCTCAGCATGAAGCTGCACCTGCTCAAAGAAGAGCGGTTGAAGACCATTGCATACTTGCTCGGCCATGAGATCAACCCCGCCTCGCCCAAGCAGATGCACGCGTTGTTCTATACCGACTTTGGTATCAAGCCTGTCATTAGTCAAAAGACCAAACGTCCGACGCTCGACGACGGCGCCATGCAGAAGATCATGGAGCGCGAACCTTTGCTCAAGCCGCTGATCAATTTGATTCTCGACTATCGTTCGCTGGGCGTTTTCAAATCCACGTTCGTCGACGCTAAGCTCGGCACCGACGGCCGCATGCACTCGTCGTTCAACATCAACGGGACCTATACGTTCCGCATGTCTAGCTCTGCTGATGCGTTTGACACCGGACTAAATCAGCAGAACATTCCCACCGAAGAATCGAAATCATTTGCCAAAGCTATCCAGCGCGGTACCGCTCACGAGTATCCTGATATTCGCAAGCTGTACCTCCCCGACGAGGGCCGTGTGTTCTGGAACGCTGACTTGGACCGGGCCGATCTGCAGGTCGTGGTCTGGGAGGCCCAAGATCTGGAACTCATGCAGATGCTGCGCGAAGGCGTTGACCTGCACGTGGAGAACGCCAAGGTTCTGTTCGGTCTTGTCGCTGGCCAGACCGTCACCAAGGCGATGCGCGGATTTGCTAAGGCCTTCGTACACGGAACCAACTACGGCGGATCGGCTTCAACCATGGCAACAGCTACTGGCGTTACAGTTAAGCAAGCTGCACTGGCCCAGACCCGTTGGTTCCAAGCGCATCCCGGAATCAAGCAATGGCATATGCGGGTGCTGTCAGAGATCACCACTACCCGCATGATTAAGAACAAGCTCGGCTATCGCTGGGTGATCTTCGACCGGCTTGAGACAGCGTTCACCGAGGCATTGGCTTGGGTGCCACAGTCCACCGTGGCTTGTGTCATCAACCAGGGTCTGGTTAACATCGCCGAAAACCTTCCGAACTCAGCGACTGTCCGAGACGGAATCAGCACCTATACCAACCCCGAAACGCTCCTTCAAGTTCACGACTCTCTCGCCGGTAATATGCCAGTTGGTTTCGACCCTACGCTAATTCAGAAACAGCTTCTCGTCACCCTTCCCTACGATCCGCCCCTTATTATCCCGGCTTCAATCGAGATCAGTCCCGTGTCTTGGGGTGACTGTAAGTGAGTGCATTTAACGGGGTATGAAATGCGCAATTATTCCGACTGGCTGGCCGCCTTTGTCGATTACGCTAGCTACGGCGAGGCGCCGCCTTATATGTACAAATGGGTGGGAATCTCCACCATCGCCGGAGCTCTTCGCCGCAAGGTCCGGCTCAACATGGGGTATTTCGAATGGACTCCAAACTTTTACGTCATTATCGTAGCGCCGCCCGGCATCGTTTCCAAATCCACTACAGCCGGAATTGGCATGGAGCTCCTCCGTGAGATTCCCGGAATCAAGTTTGGCCCTGACGTTGTAACATGGCAGATGCTCTCGCAGACCCTCGCGGAATCTTGCGAGGAGTACGTCGATTCCGAGGGCATGTTCCACAAGATGACCGCGCTGACGATCGAGTCGAGCGAGTTCGGCAACCTGTTCAATCCGCACGATCGAGAGATGGTTGACTTTTATATCACACTCTGGGACGGCAAGCGGGGCAAACTTCAGAAAGCCACGAAGACTTCCGGGTCAGATGTTATCATTAACCCATGGGTTAATCTGATCGCTTGCACTACCCCAGCCTGGATCGCTGGCAACTTCCCTGAGTACATGATCGGCGGCGGCTTCACATCTCGCTGCGTGTTTGTCTACGCTTCGGAGAAGCACAAGTACGTAGCCTACCCCGGTCTGGTAATGCCGCCCAAGATCCTCGAGCAGAAGGCCAAGCTGATTCAGGACCTCGAGCAGATTTCCCTGTTGCAAGGAGACTATTCAATCCATCCGGACGCGGTCGAGTGGGGCGAGGCATGGTATATCAACCACTATAACAACAGGCCGATCCATCTCAACAACGAGCGCTTCGGCGGCTACATCGCGCGCAAGCAGACTCACATGCACAAGCTCGCAATGGTTTTATCAGCTGCCCGGCGGGGCGACTTGCAGTTAACCGTCTCCGACTTAGAAGAGGCTAACGCCGAGCTTTCCGCGCTTGAAGAAATGATGCCGAAAGTCTTTGAACAGATCGGCAAGTCCGAAGATTCGCGTATCGCTGATGAAGTCGTCTCGATCATCCGCGGGCTTGGCGAACCGATTTACTCCGACGCGTTTGCAGTTTGTTTCCGTATCGTCCCCGACGTAGATCGATTCAACGATCTGATCGAGTCGTTGAAGCAAGCTGGTCGCATCGCTCTGAAACCCGCGGGCAACACCGCTAGATTGGTAGCGCTCCGATGAGAACCTTTCTTCAGCTCCACTCATTGCAGGAAATCCATGGGGTATGCTGCATGTACGGGCTTGCCTACTTTCGTCCTAGCGCCCGCGAAGTTGCGGCGCATTTCCAGTGTTCGGTCAGGTCTATCCAACGCCTGCGCAAGAAGATCCGCAAAGGAGAGTTTAAGTGCACCAAAGCCCTCCTTTGCGAACGGACCAAGCCTATTGCCTAAGCAACTGTTCCACCCCACGTTCAGCATTGGTATTCCCCGCGCCTGCCGGATCATCGTGCAGGCGTTTTCTTTTGTTCCCAATCGATTGTTGGATTGACTGCGCCGAGATCTTCAACGTGCCGATCTTCACATCTTGATTGTACTTCTTCATTTCAGCCATCGCCTCGCGCATCATCACCGCGTCTTTTTCCACGACAGCATCAGCGTAGGATCGCAGCAACTCCGACTTCCGCGCAGCGTAGAACTGTACCATTTCCTGCCGGAGATAGTAATGCTCCCGCCCCGGTCCTCGCCCTTCTTCTCCAGCTGTCACAGACTTCGGCGTAAACCCACCAAGGTTTGCTGCGATTTCTGCCAAGTGGCTCGGGTTGGTCGTGTCGAACGAAGTAATCAGTGAGCCATTAGGTGAACGCTCCGCTTCCTCGTGCAGCCAGCGATACGACTGCATGATACGATCTCCTAGAGCTGAGGGTTGAATCAACTCCAGTCTCTTCCACATCGGCAGTGAGTCATCAGTCAACCCCCTCACCATCTGCAATGCGAGCGAAGTTGTAGCTCCGCCAACATCGTTCAGTCCACGTACAACCGACGTGTCAAAATCTACCGTGCCTCCTAGCAGGTCCATGCCAGGAATTACTCTTCCCATCGACACACTCCCGCTCATATCACCCAGGTACTTGAGCCCGAACCCGTATCTGGAAATGCCGTGATCCAGCATATCCGAACCATCGCCGAGCATTTCTTTGGTAAACTGCTTGATCTCATGCTTAACATTCACGCGCTTGTTCGGGCTGCTCAGCAACCAGCTCGCCAGCGCCGCGATATCCTCGGCAAACGGCATGCCGAAAATTCCGCCGAAGAGAAACAGCACAGCCAGCGCTCGCCACCAGCCCTTGTCCCCTCCAGTCATAAAGCTCAGCGCATTGAACTGATACTGCATGAACATCAGCATGGCGCCCTTCCGGCCACGCAGCAACTCCGGCCGGTTCCATTTCGCGTACTCGAACTGCGTTTGTTGCACTGCGGTCTTAGCCGTCTGGAACGCGACTTCATACGCAGCAGCTGAAGTGGCCCCGCCATCCATCTGCCGTTTGAACTCGAGATTGAACGCAGCGGTAAACGTCACCCGCCGATTCATCTTCTCCATCATTTCAAAGGGGATCATCGCGACGTGGCTCAGCGTGCGGGAGTAATACCCCATCCAGCTGGTTGCCTGCATCCGCGACAGCATGTTGCCATTGGCCACGCCTGCCAGGGTCATAGCAAACGACTCGTCAAGAAAACCTTCGCGCACGCCCTGTTCCAACCCCGCTCGCAGCTCCGTACCTAGCCCGGAAAACCGCGTGATAAACGCTTCTTCCTTGGAGGTCAGTGTCTGTCCTTGTGCATACTTATTCAGTGCGTCATTTTCCCACCCCTTCAGCGGGCGAGTCGCAGTATTGATCCTACGCAGCGTGGCGTACGCTTTGGTGATCTCTGCCACCGCTGCAGCATCGCCGAACTTTGCCGCCAAATGCGGATAGGTGAACATGGGCACCTGCGTAATGTTAGTCACCGCAGACCGCAGCATTCCCCCTAGATACAGCACAGCCGTAGTCGCACGCAAGCGCGCCCAATCCGCACCAGGATTGAGTAACTCACTCAGATGGTTCCCCATATAGTCCGAGATACGGCGGCGCTTGACCGAGTCGCCCTCGACCTCATTCGCCGACTGTCGCATGCGCCCAGCTGCATCTTGCAGTTTCTCGGCCCAGAGGAGCTTAGCCAAATGCCCCGATCCGTGCATGAAATAATGTGCGTAGCCGCGAAGTGCGTCAGCGGAATAGCCGGCAGTCTTCTTCCTCTGGATAAAGTGCTTGGTGAACGACTGGTCCGGACTCATCTTATACATCAGTTCGTTCAGCTGCGTCAGTTGCTGCGGGTCGAGATTCAGATCGTCACGGATCACCTCCCACAACTGCGGGGGAATGCCCATGAACTGTCGCTCGATTTCATTCACCTTGTCGACTTTGACTAGGGTCCCCGGGAACTGCGCCTTCAACCCACGCACAGCAGCCATCGCACCCAGCTTGCTGTCAAACGCTTCGTACCAAAGAGTCGATCCACCCTTAACCTGTTGGCCAAGAGCCTGCGTAGCCCCCTTTGGCACGCGCACAACTACCAAGTACTTTCCAAATCGAGACAGTGGAAAATACGGCTTGGCCCGCATCAATGCAAATCTGCTCTGGATGTCCCGCAGAATCTGTGGCAACGCGAGCGACCCCGCGTGCTTGCGGTTCGCGCGAGCAATAGCTGCCTGTTCCATTGCATCAGTGAAGTTTGTAAAGTCAGCCTTGATTTCGCGATGGAGGTCAATTGTGTCCTGAGCAAGTCCTCGTTGGTTAAGCTCGGCGAGAGTAAAGTGCCGTCCATTAACTGTCTCCTCAAGTAGCGCGTCCGCCAACAGATCCTTCTGTGCCTTGCCAAGTTTGTTCCAGATCTTCACCCGTGCATCGGCAGCACTTAACCAGCGCATACGCTCTTGGTGGAAGAACTGAGCCAACTCCAAATACCCCCAACGACGTTCACCTGTCGTCGGATCGATCGGACCAGCCGGATCGCTCAATTCCCTAATATGCGGGTTGTCGCGGGAGATAGTCAGCAGCGAACCAAACAGCCGCTTGGCCCAGGTGAAGCGATCCAGCCCCGCATCCAGCCCGGACAGGTCCTCATCAATATCAAACTTTTTACGAATGGCCTCGCCCAGCCGCGACTCGACTGGCATCTCACCCAGTAGTGATTCTTTATTATCAGCCAGTGTCAACGCATCGGGATTGATTACGCGCATCTGCTTAAACGTGTAGCCCAACGGCGCACTGTCTAAGGGAAAGTTCATCCCACGAATCCACTGCGTCAGCTTCACCGCACGCTCGAGTCGCGCTTCAACTTCAACTGAGCGCACATGGAAATCAAGAAACTGTGCGAAGACTTGATCCTCCATTCCAACTGCTTGCTTCTTGAAATCTGCAAAGATCTGCTTCAGCGCGCCAAGTGCCTTGAGAAAAAACGACTTGACAGATGGGTCCATGTCCAGCGCATCACGGGCGAAGACTCGCTCCATTTCATGCGCGAGATATTCTTCCAGCGAGAGATGGTACCCGGAGTGAAACCCGCCACCTTTATACTTAAGCGCATTGCCCTCGGTTGCTAGCAGCTCTTCTGCCAGAATTTCGTTCACCGGACGATTACTATTACCGTCATTCATCTCCGCTGCTGACGCTGGCCCGCGCAAGATCGTCATTGCCTCGTGCATTTGCATCGAGGTCAGCGAGCGCAACTTAGAGTTGTACGCGGCAAGGATTGCATCACGTAGCGCCGGAGGAGAGTTCTCCAAC